GCAATCAGATCAATGGTGCAATTTACGACACAGACCAGCAGGCCGCCGCCGCAGAACGCCGCGGGCGCGAGCAGCAGCCGAAAAAGAAAGGGGGCTTCTGATGAAAGGCAAACAGGCAATTCTGCGTTATCTCGAAACGCACCGGACCTTCACCGCGAAGGATGTGGCCACAGAGTGCGGTATGGCCATCAACTGCATCACGAAGAACGCTATCGATCTGGAAAAGTCTCGAAAAATTATCCGGGTGAGCAAGGTCTGGCGAACGGTGACTTATCGCCTGGCTACGCCGGAAGAGCAGGATGGCACCGCGCGCAGCTGCACCAACGGAATATTTCAGGAGTGCCGCAACAGTCCGGCGATGAGAAGGGTTTTGATGGTTTGGGGGAGGGTAGGGGTATGAAACTGAAAATGCACACGCCGGACGGATCGGTGATTGTCGAAAGTAACCTGGTAACGCAGTTCTACCCTGATTTCGAAAGCGGCGGCGAGCTTACAACTATCGAAACGGTATCAGCTACTGGTGAAAAATTATGTGTGAAGGTTAAGCACTCGTTTTATCAGGTCACCAGCGCACTGGTTACAGCCTGGAGCGTTGACGAGAAGAAAGCAGAAGGAGCCGCCCAATGAGCAACATCGACAAACAGGCGCTGCGTGAAGCGGCGGAGAGAGCAGAATCCGATAGTTGGGGTTATGATCGCGATGAATTCAATGAGGCTCTAACCCCGTCCACCGTGCTGGCACTGCTAGATGAGTTGGAAGCCGCAGAGAAGAAGGCTGTCGAAATGCCAACCTTCGACGGCTATGTGCCACACGTTGCGCGAGAGCTTCAGGCGGCATTCCGCATTGCCTGTGATAACGCTGGCATCAACGTCACCGCAGCCGGTAAAGGAGAGTGAACGTGAAAAATTATCTCAGTAATTTAGCGAGCATGCTTCAGGGCATTGCAGGTGTCATTTCTGACGGCGAGAAGGTGCAGAGAGAGTGCCCTGCGCACTTAAAGTCAGCGTTGCTTGAAGCTTCTCACGCGCTGGATGGTCAATCAGTCAGGGTTAATTATCCGCCGAATGGAAAGCCTGAAATTGTTAATGCGCGCGGACACCATCGACCGCTTACCTTGCGGGAACGAGTGGCAATCCGCTTACTTGGTGGCAGGACGGAGATTCGCCCATGAGCGCTATTACCAAAGAATTCACCAAAGAGCAGTTACAGCAAATTATCGAAACTGACCACGTTCAATGCGGTGAGGCTTCTTCGCTGGCGCGTATCGCGCTGGCATCGCTCGAAGCGGTGCCTGTGGGTGAGGTTTCCGAGCAGCGTGATGGGCTGGTTATGGACGGCATGGTAGACCTCGGTGGAGCATCAGCTCACCGAATTATTAAGGGAGCTAGCAAGATGAAACGGTTGCCGCTTGGCACGAAGTTTTACACCGCCCCGCCAGCGCCGGTATCTGTGCCCGCTGCGATGGAAATGGATGATGACTTTGACAGCGCGTTTGAACACGGAAAAGCTGTTGGCTGGAACGCCTATCGCGCCGCCATGCTTCAGGGTGCCGATGGCAACTCTCCTGTGATTCCGGATGGTTGGGTGGCTTGCAGTGAGAGGATGCCTGAGGAAGGCAGCAAGGTTATAGTTTTCCGACCTCGTGCCAGTGAGTCAAATGACCCGCCAGTAAAAACGGCAACATACAAGGGTGGGCGTGAGTATTATCACGGATTCGACTGTTATTGCGAGCCAACCCACTGGATGCCGCTGCCAGCAGCACCGCAGCAGGAGGATTGAAAATAACTACCATCAATAATTCACCGTTCTTAGATGGATTCCGAAGAGCAATATTATACTATTGAAATTAAAGGGATTTATTTTGTAAAGACCATTCCCTTCCGTGTTTGAATTGATATCATCGTTTTGCAGTCCAATGCAAACCGGAGGGGTTATGATCTGTCCTAAATGTCGTTCTATTGCCGTTGGGAAGGAAGTAACACGCAGGGGGTGGAGTGGTGACTATGCCTGCTTTGAATGCGGCTACAATGATGCCAAAGACGGCTTTCAAGAAATAAGCAAACCTCCTGTCAGGAAGATAAAATGGAAGCTGAAAGAGCAACCAAAGTTAGTTTGATTTTGTAATATCAACCAGCCATAATTAAGTCGCCGTCGGAGTTGAACGCCCGGCGGTGACTTCTGCGCATTTAAGGGGACTTAAATGCGACCACAATCTGACCTCCTCACATTGTCACAGATGCAGAAATGCACCTGCGATTTTCTGCATTCTGCGGTTTCCGTTAAGGAGGCCGTATGATTCTCCCCAAAGACGGCATCAAGCTACACCGTGGAAACCTTGGTGCTATCACTCAGCATCTGAAGCCTCTCCTCGAAAGTGGCAAGTGCTTCCGCCTGCAACTCAAAGACTGGCACGAGAAGAGAAGCCTTTCACAAAATAGTCTGAGCCATGTCTGGTACGAGGAAATCAGCGATTACCTGATCAAGTCTGGGCGCACTGACGCCACGCCTGCATGGGTAAAGCGCAACCTCAAAAAGACCTATCTCGGTTATGAAGAGGTTGAATACACCGACTTCGTGACCGGAATTAAGACGATTGAATTAGAGCTGCGCCACACGTCCGATCTGGACACTGGCGACATGCATCATTTCATGTGCCAGGTGGAAGGCTGGTGCGCTCAGTTTGGCCTGGTGCTAACCATACCTCAAAGCAGCGAATTTCAGGTGCTGCGCGATAAGCAGGAGGCCTGATGTCAACTCCACTTTCCCGCGTTATCTCAAACGAAATCTTCCGCGTTCCGGCGCGCCGCCAGCGCAAGCCCGCGGTTAAGCCGTCCGACATCCCGACACTGAAAGGCTACACAGCCCGCCTGGTGGATCAGAAATGGCTGCGTCTCGCGGCGAGGAGAAAATCCGCATGAGCATGTATCAACGCATTAATGGCGCTGACTGGCGCAATATCTTCGTCGTCGGCGATCTGCATGGGTGCTACACGCTGCTGATGAATGAGCTCGAAAAAGTTTCGTTTGACCCAGCGCATGATTTGCTGATCTCGGTTGGTGACCTTGTTGACCGCGGCGCGGAAAACGTCGAGTGCCTGGAGCTTATTACTATGCCGTGGTTCCGGGCGGTGCGCGGAAACCATGAGCAGATGATGGTAGACGGCCTTTCAGAGTACGGAAACGTCAGTCACTGGCTGGTAAACGGTGGCGGTTGGTTCTTCAATCTCGACTATGACAAAGAGGTACTGGCTAAGGCTCTGGTCCACAAAGCGGCTGAGCTGCCACTCATCATTGAGTTGGTTACCGCTGAACGTAAAATCGTTATCTGCCACGCTGACTACCCGCACAATGAATACGCATTCGATAAGCCAGTACCAGAAGAAATGGTGATCTGGAACCGTGAGCGAGTAAGCGACGCTCAGGACGGCATTGTCTCGGCAATAGCCGGTGCTGATCTGTTTGTCTTCGGACACACCCCAGCGCGCCAACCCATGAAGTATGCCAACCAGATGTACATCGACACCGGTGCCGTGTTCTGCGGAAACCTCACGCTGGTGCAGGTTCAAGGGGGCGCCCATGCGTAAACCATCCCGCCGTAAGTGCGCATATCAGGGATGCCGCCAGTGGTTCCATCCGGTACGAGAAGGGCAGGTGGTTTGCTCATTCGAATGCGCCAGCGCGTTCGGAAAAGAACAGACCACAAAAGCTCGTGAGGCTGCTCAGCAGAAGGAAGCGCAGCGCCAGCGCACCGAAGAGAAGGCAGGCCGCCAGAGGCGCGCTTCACGTCGCAATGAGCTGAAGCCGATCCGTCACTGGGTGCAGATGACTCAGCGTGCCTTCAACGACTGGCGTCGCGAAATGCTGCTGGCCGCCGGGCACGGCTGTATCTCCTGCGGAACAAAGACCGCTTTTGCCTGGCATGCCGGGCATTACCGCACCACGGACGCCGCACCACAGCTTCGCTTTAACCCGGACAATATCTGGCTCCAGTGCTCCGCATGCAATGTTCACAAATCCGGGAACATCGAGGCGTACCGTGCCGCGCTGGTTGAGCTGATCGGCGAAGAGCGCGTGCTGGCTCTGGAATCCAACAACGAAACCCACCGATACACCCGTGAAGAACTGGACGGCATACGCGCCAAGGCCAGGGCAGATCTTCGAGCACTGAAACAGCAGGAGGCAGCATGAGCACCCATAACACCCTCGCACTACTCAACTGGTATCGCTCAAAGCATGTCGCCGCTGTAAAGACTCCCGGAGGCATTGTTTTCATGGGAATGCGTAACATCACCGCAGAGCAGCGAAGGACGCTTCTGGCAATCCCGCAAGTTGACCTCGAAGCCGCGCTGAGGATTCAGCAATGACCAGAGAGCAGATAGTCCGGTACCAGGCCGAAAGCGTTAAGCGCGCCAGCATGCCGCCAGTAGCAAAGCACAGCCAGACCAAAACCAACCAGCCACAGAAGGAAGCCGCATAATGAACCTCGAATCAATCGCTAAATACTTTGCGCCTAAATCACCGATGTTCAGTGACTCTCCTCGCGCAACCGCATCAGACAGCCTCACCGGCACTGACGTTATGGCGGCACTTGGTCTTGCCGGCCATAAGTGCGGCTTTGGTTTCGATCTTTACCTCTCGAAAATCGGCATTAGTAGCCCAGATATAGCACTGGAGAGACTCTATGAGCAGGCACGTAAGTTATCAGGTAAATTCAGAGCACTGTCGGAACTCGATGAATCAGCTCAGTCAGGCGTGCTTAAGGTTCTCTGCGCTTTTGCATACCAGGATTATTCAAGAAGTGCTGCCAGCACTCGAAAATGTGATTGCTGTGATGGTAGCGGATTTACAGAGGCACAAGTTTTTACCAACAAGGTCTCATATCCATGGGGGAAACCGCCGTACTGGTCGAAAATGTCGCGGGCCGTTCGCCCAAGTGACTGGGAGAGCTGGACGCAGGCGCGTGAGGTGGTGCGGGTCAAATGCAAGCCGTGTAACGGAAAGGGCGTTATCAGCAATTCGTGTCGCTGCCATGGCAAAGGTAAGGTGCTGGACAAGGCAGAAAGCGATCGCCAGGGCGTTCCAGTAATGAAAGCCTGCGACCGCTGCGGTGGTAGAGGTTACGCCAGGCTTAAGTTCTCAACGGTAATTGAGGGCGTTAATACTGTTGCGGAGATAAAGAAAACGGCGGCATATGAGCAACTTCAGCCGCTATTTGAGGAGTTGGTCGCCGAATGCCATAAACAGGAGTCTATGGCTGATTCCATTCTCTCAAAAGTAACGAGATGAAAATAATTTTCCCTAATGTTGAAAATATATAGGAAATAGGTATTGCATTTCGCGGAAAAAATGGATAGATTCATCTCTAACGCTGGGAATCCGTTCAGTCGTTCCGAAGCCAAAAAAATTCAAGCCCGAGGTTAACGCCTTGGGCTTTTTCTTATCTGCACAACAGGAAAGAGCATTGGCGTGAAGGGCTCATAACCCAACCCACGCAGCAGCATGGAGTTGGCGCGAAGTGCTCAGTGCTCTGTCCGTTGTGGTGTAACTCAATTCCCGCTTGCGGGTTGAATGGGTAGAGTAATGCATCAACTGGCATAGCCAGCAGGGCAGGCATGATGCTAATGCTGAACCTGAGTATCGGTTCGAGTCCGATCGCCCCACACAGAACCCACTACCTGGGACCCTTCGGCCAGAGAGCCGACATTGCCTTACCCTCACATTGCCAGCCTATCGCTGGCTTTTTTATTTTCAGGCTCCGGGAACCATCATCGACACGCCTACTTGTTAAATCGTCCCGAGGGCCTGATCCAATACTACAAACAGCACCCCGTTTTTTCGGAGGTGATATGGCTAAACGTATGCAAGATAAAGAAAGCATTGCCGGAGTGTCATGGCTGATTGTCCTTGCTCTGTCATGCTGGGGCGGCCTGGTCCGATACCTTATTGACGTGAAGCAGAACAAAGCCGCCTGGAGCTGGGTCAATGCGTTGGCGCAAATTGCAGTGTCCGGCTTTACCGGACTCATTGGTGGCCTGATCAGTGTTGAGAGCGGGCTGAGTCTTTACATGATTCTGGTTACGTCTGGCATCAGCGGGGCGATGGGCTCCGTGGCTCTGACGTACTTCTGGGAACGTCTGACGGGGATGAAGAATGCAAACCAGTGATAAAGGCATTGCCCTGATCAAGCAATTCGAAGGCTGCAAACTCACCGCGTACCAGGACAGCGTCGGAGTGTGGACGATCGGCTATGGCTGGACCAAGCCTGTCGACGGCAAACCGATCCGAGCCGGGATGACGATTAAGCAGGAAACTGCAGAACGCCTGCTGAAGACCGGACTGGTAAGCTACGAGAGCGACGTGTCCCGCCTGGTTAAAGTTGGTCTGACTCAGGGGCAATTCGACGCCCTGGTGTCGTTCACGTACAACCTCGGCGCCAGGTCGCTGTCGACATCGACTCTTCTGCGAAAACTTAACGCCGGTGATTATGCTGGCGCTGCCGATGAGTTCCTGCGCTGGAATAAAGCTGGTGGGAAGGTGCTGAATGGGCTGACACGTCGGCGGGAGGCAGAGCGGGCTCTGTTCCTATCATGATTGGCGCGCTGGTTAAGCGTTACTGGCTGCAGCTGCTGGTGGTGGCGTTAATCGGTGTGCTGGCGTTCTTCGTGAACCACTACCGCGACAACGCCATCACCTACAAAGACCAGCGCGATAAAGCGAAGGTCCGGGCCGAAACATCAGAGGCGATCACCAACAACGTGATCACCACGATGAACCTCATTCGTGACATCTCACAGGCTACCCAGAATGCTAAGAACGAACTGGCCCAGAAAGGCGAAACGCGCATTGTCTACATCAGGCAGGCGCTTGAAGGGGATCAGTGTGCTAAGCAGCTTGTTCCTGCTGCCGCTGCTGACAGCTTGCGGGAATACGCAGACAGTTTACGTTCCATCCCCAGTGGTGCCGATAAGCGCTGACCTGACTGCAGAAACGCCGATCCCAGGAATGGCGGTTCCGTTCACGTGGCAGGCAAGTCTGGAGTTAAACGCTCAGCTCTATACGGCGCTAGGGCAGTGCAATCTGGATAAGGCGGCAATCAGGAAAATCGAATCATCACGAGCCTCGCAATAGCGGGGCTTTTTTATGCCCGCAGTAAACCCGCGCATTCTCGTGCGCATATCAACCAAGAGCCTTTCGGGGTAGAGCTTGAGATAGGGCAGTGGTAACGCTGACCGCTCTTGGGCTGCCCGTATCTACGAGAACAGGCTCAACCACCAAAAGGTATCAGCGAAATGAAATCATTAACCCTCTTCAATCAACCAATCCGTGTCGGGGAAGACGGCATGATCTGCCTCACCGATATGTGGAAAGCCAGTGGCAAAAGTGATGCTGAATCGCCTTACCACTATCTGCGAAACAAGCAGACCAAAGAGTTCCTGGCCGAGCTGGAGAAAAACCACGAATCTGTGGTTTTTACTGCCCGCGGCGTACACGGCGGAACCTATGGCGGGAAGTTTGTTGCTTACGATTATGCTGCCTGGTTAAACCCCGGTTTCAAGTACGCGGCATATAAGGTCCTCGATGACTACTTCACCGGAGAGCTTCAGCATCGCAACAGCTTAAGTGCGCAGCTCAACATGAAGTGCCATGAGTTTGACCAGAAGAAGGACATGGCGAGCTTCTGCGGACAAGGACTCGCAGCATGGCGCTATACGAAGCCTGTATTGGTCGCTGAGATTAACACCCTTGCTAACCAGCTGCAGATTACGATCCCAGGGCTTCCAGGATGAATAATCGCGTCATTGAATGCGCTTCCAGAGCGGGGCGCGACTTCTCTGAGTTCATGAAAGGTGAGAAGGACATGATGGAAGCGCTGGCCTCGGTGGATCAGTTTGGCGAGCAACTTCGCCTCAACGGTTGCGTCAATCATCACTTTGTCAGCTACATGATGCGGAACTCGATCATGCAGGCATTCATGGATATGGCAAACGCCGAGAAGAAAGAAGAGCGCCGCCGTAAGCGAGCGGAAACAAAAGCAAAGGCGAAGTAGCCATTACAGAAGCTCTTCACTGAGGGGCTTCGATAATGATCTGTGTAACCCCGCAAGGATGGTGATCACATCTTGCTGACGGGTAAGCCGTAAGTGGCTAAGCACTTCTGAGAAGCAGGGCAACAGCTGCGACAAGGCAAAGAGGTAATCATGTCAGACATCTACCAAATAACGCTAACCACCCAAACAGGCGAAACCTTCACGGGCAAGATGTCACGACGTCAGCCTGAGCTGGTGAACGGATTTGTGCCGCTGGCGACCGAGACCGGAGAGTGGCTTTACTTTGCACCGGCCGATGTGAAGCGCGTGCAGTTCACGCCTGTACCGGAAGAGGACGAAACCAATGGCGATGTGCAGACTGTCAGTTGAAATCAAAAGCAGGTGGTGGGTTCCTGTCTATCTAAGGACGCTGACAGTGTTCTGCCTGATGATGCGTTGCGAGCCTGACTACCAAAAAGTGAGTAACTTCCTTGTTAAGCATGGCATTAGCCAGAGGTTGAAGTATGAGCCTGTAAAGAGATAACGGAGTAACCCATGATTAACGATGACGAGTGCAGGCCATATCCGCCAGTTAACTTCATCGCCTCCAACAACTGGCAGCCATACACCAGACTGATCCCCGCTAACGAAGTGCATGAGTGGATAAATCGCCAAATCCTCAGCGATACCGGCAGCATCCATAACCCTGACCACGAACACCTGCTAGAGGCTGATCTCTGCTTTATGTGGGCGTCAGACTCATTCGCCAAAAAGGGGCGATATGTCCTCGGCCAAGCCGAGCAGGTAATGCTCCGCGCCGGTGGATGGCAGAAAGCAAGAATGGAACAGCAGATGCATGAATGGTTCGGGCGAATACCGAAGTTCATCATCACGCTGGCAGCCGATTACTGCTCGCAGTGCAGTGACCTCGAGTTCTGCGCTCTGGTAGAGCATGAGCTTTACCACATCGCACAGGCCACTGATGATTTCGGCGCTCCGAAGTTCAACAAAGAGACCGGGCAGCCGGTGCTTACACTGCGCGGCCACGATGTCGAAGAATTCACTGGTGTCGTACGTAGATACGGTGCCAGCAAAGAAGTACAGGAGCTCGTTGATGCGGCCAATGCGCCAGCAGAAGTGGCTCACATCGATATAGCCAGGTCATGCGGGACGTGCATGCTAAAACTGGCCTAACAATATGACTGATTATGACAGGCAGGTAATCCATGGCGACACTGAAAGGTGAGGTCAAAGCCTTCATCGTTCAGTCCCTTGCCTGCTTCGATACTCCATCCCAGGTGGTGGAGCTGGTCAAAAAAGAATTTGGCCTGAGCATCACCCGTCAGCAGGTCGAATCTCACGACCCGACGAAAGCAAACGGCAGGGGGCTGGCGCAGAAATGGGTTGAGCTATTTCACGAAACCCGTAAGCGCTTCCAGACCGAATTAAGCGACATTCCGATCGCCAACAAAGCATATCGTCTCCGTGCGCTTGACCGGATGATGACCAAGGCCGAGAGCATGCGAAATATGGCGCTGGCTGCCTCATTGATGGAGCAGGCCGCCAAAGAGTGCGGGGATGCGTACACGAATAAACAGAAGGTTGAACACTCAGGCGGCCTTGCCGTGAGCTCAGTTGCATCTGTCATGGACGAGATAGGAGATGAAGACCTGTAAGGAGTGACTGTGTTAACTGAAAAGCAGAAAGCGCTCCTGAAAAACAGGTTATGGCGTCTCAACCACCTGTACAAAATCAAAGATAAAAACGGTAAGTGCGTAACGTTTAAGATGACTCCTGAGCAGTTGGAGTATTTCGACGGGATGCACGACCGAAACGTGATACTCAAAGCACGTCAGCTCGGGTTTACCACCGAGGTGTGCATCATCCAGCTTGATCTGGCGATCTTCCACAAAAAAGAATGCGCACTGATCGCTCACTCACTCCCGGATGCAGAAAGGCTATTCCGAAACAAGACGCAGTTTGCCTATCAGCGAATGCCGGACGATATCAAGCTGGCCAACCCTCTCGTCAAAGAGACGACCAGCGAGTACGTCTTCGCGAAAGGCGGTAGTGTAACGGTGTCAACATCCTTCCGTGGTGGCACGCTGTACAGCCTGCACGTATCAGAGTTCGGGAAGATATGCGCCAAGTATCCAGAGAAGGCCAAGGAGATTGTTACCGGTGCCTTCGAAGCTGTGCCACTTGGTGGCGTAATTACGCTTGAGAGTACTGCGGAGGGTCGGGCTGGGTATTTCTATGACTACTGCACCGAGGCTGAGAAGTCCATGCTGCAGGGTAAGGAACTATCCAACCTCGACTGGAAGTTTTTCTTTTTCTCCTGGTGGAAGAACCCGCAGTACGCGATCGACCCGGTTGAACCTCTGCCGGCGCGACTGCTTGAGTACTTCGCTGAGATGGAGGCGAAGCACGGTGTAGTCGTCAACGATCGCCAGAAAGCCTGGTATTACGCCAAAGAGAAAACGCTCGGCGACGACATGAAGCGCGAATACCCGACCATTCCGGCCGAGGCGTTCCAGCAGTCGGTCGAGGGCGCGTATTACGCCAAGCAGTTCCGCTGGCTCTATACCAACAAGCGGATAGGGCAAATCCCGGATAACTCACATCTGCCAGTTCATACATTCTGGGATATCGGTGTGGGCGACTCCACGGCTATCTGGTTCGTTCGTGAGGTTGGGAACGAGTTCCACATCATCGACTACTACGAAAACTCCGGCGAGGGGCTGAGGCACTACATGAAGGTGCTGAAAGACCGCGGCTATGAGTACGGCGAGCACTGGGGTCCGCACGACATCGAGAACCGCGAGTTCGGCGCTGATGCCAAATCGCGCAAAGAGCTCGCGCAGGAAGGTTATGAAATCGACGGCCAGGTTTACTCGATGACCTTCAATGTTGTCCCCAAAACGGGTGTCGATACCGGCATTGAGTCGGTGCGTGAAATTCTCCCGTCCTGCGTCTTCGATGAGGAGAAATGTGCCGAGGGCATATCTCATCTCGAAGGCTACCGCAAGGAATGGGACGACAAGCGCGGATGCTGGAAAGACAAACCACTTCATGACTTCACATCACACGGTGCTGACGGTTTCCGCTACTTTGCGGTAGCGAAGAACAACCACAAGCAGGTCGGCGCAGTATTCTTCTAAGGAGCTCATCAGTGAGTGAACAACAAAGCGAGGTTTCATTCCTCGTTAATGCCCTTGCTGATGCTATCGGGCGGCAGCGCATGCTGTACGCAGGCCAGCCGGGGAACACCAAACGCACGAAGTTGTGGGATGAGTTCGGCTATCCAAACAGTCTCGAGTTCGACCGCTACTATCGGGCCTACGAGCGCAACGCGGTGGCGTTTGCCGCAGTCCATAAGCTTCTTGATTCGTGCTGGGTTGATAACCCGACGATCATCGACGGCGACGGCGGCAAGGAGTCAACCGAGACAACGGACTGGGAAAAGTCAGCCACTAAGCTGCTGAAGAAGCACTGGCCGAAAATTAAGGATGCGGATCGCCGCAATCTCGTTGGCCGATACTCAGCATTGCTCATTCAGTTCCGCGACGGAAGGGAATGGAGTGAACCGGTAGACAGGTCGGTGGTGGCACGACTGAAAGACAAGGCCATTGTGAAGCTGATCCCCGCGTGGGAATCGCAGATCAAGCCAGGCAACTTCGATACCGACACGCTTTCAGAAACGTACGGCCAGCCAGTTTCGTACAACTTCAACGAGCAGCCCGTTGGTGATGATGGTACGTACGGTCCGGTGCGAGGCGTTACCGTACACCCCGAGCGAATCATCATTCTCTGCGAAGGCTCGGAAGACGAAAATATGCTGTCTGGCGTGCCTTTCCTGCGCGCAGGCTACAACAAATTGCTCGACCTTGAAAAAGTCTCGGGCGGCAGCGCAGAAGGGTTCCTGAAGAATGCCAGTCGCCAGCTCGGGATCGCGTTCGACAAAGAAACCAACATTGCAAACCTGACAAAGGCAGCCACAGACGCTGGCTACAAAGACCTGGGAGAAGCGCTTAACGACAAAGTCGCCAAGATGAACCGTGGCACGGATGCTGCCCTGGTAATGCAGGCTGGCACGCCGTCGGTGCTTTCCGTTGCAGCTGCCGATCCATCCCCGACTTGGGCAGTGGCCGCCAACGAGTTTGCATCTTCAATTCAATGCCCGTTCACCATACTGTTTGGTCAGCAGACGGGGCGCCTTGCCTCCGATGAGGACAAAACAGACTGGGCTAAGCGCTGTAACGGCCGCCGTTGGGGATTCCAGTCGACGATTGTAGAGAGCGTTCTTGAGCGCTTCTGGACCGTAGGCGTCATTGACCCGCCATCATCCGGAGAGGTAACGCTGGCATGGTCTGATCTGCTCGCGCCTAGCGAGAAAGAGAAGATTGCCAACATGCAGGCAATGGCTGTCGTGGCGAAAGATACCCAGCAGGCATACGGCACACCGGCGGTCGATGAAAATGAAATCCGCGCAGTCGGTGAGTTGGAGCCTCGCAAGGTCGTTCAGCCACCTAACCCTGATGTAAAGCAAACCGATAAGGATCCGCTGACAGATGATGATGACAGCGCAAACCAGAATCGGGACGCCAATCGTACCGCGCAATAAAGCTGACCCTACGCAGTCCTCGCGGCAGGTCAGCAGGATGTTCAATGATATCGAAGACCGGTATCTCAACATCAAGCGCAGGCTTAAGGCTCTGTTTGATCTGCGATTGACAGGGCAGCAGCGTGAGGTTAATGGCGAGCGGTCCTGGATGATGTGCAACAACGAGGGCGCTAAGCCTTCGCTGTATCAGGTCAATGCCGGTAAGTTCATCTACGACATGACAGCTGCTGAACTGGCCGACCTGCTGCAGGTTGTGCAGTCGATTCTGGATGATGAGCTTCTCGATGGTGGCAGCCAGAACCTGTGGGCGATGGACTATGTCATTGCAGAGTATGACCGCGGCACTCTAAACGCCTTCACCAACCTTTCGGTGCAGTCGCAGGTGTACGCCAGCCAGACGACGTTGCAGCAGCTTTTAAGCAGCCCCGGTCATCTTAATCAGGTGGCAGCAGCAAGGCTGACAACGTTCAGTGACTGGAGGGTCATCAGCGACACTGCCCGCGGCGATCTGACCAACATCATCACCGATGCGGTAGCGCGAGGGGTAAATCCTCGCGAGACGGCCAGCGTCATCAGCAAGCGTCTTGACGTATCGATGTCGAAGGCCAAAACCATCGCTCAGACTGAGCAGGTCGGTGCGCTGCGTGAAGCTCAATGGAATGAAACGGATTGGGCTTCCGAGAGGCTGGGGCTAAATACCGGTCTTCTCCATCTTTCTGCGCTGAAGCCTACCACCAGGACAACCCACGCATTCTGGCATGGAAAGGTTAGAACCGTGCAAGAGGTGCGCGACTGGTATGCAGTAGATGGTAACAAATACCACTGCTATTGCGGCCAGATACCGGTACTGCTCAACGATGACGGCAGCATCTTCAACGAGGGGCTGGCGGATAAGTTGGCGAAAGAGCGCAAAAATTGGTCAAAATCTTTGTAGAAGTTTTGTGACTTGATCAATGATTTAGTGAGCTGGTGTTGATAATCTCGACTTTTGCCAAACGATGAGGAAGGGAAAATGCTCGAAGGTTATAATATCTATGACAATGATGAGGCAACTATCAAAATGAATCGCTTAATAGCGGTCAGGGCGGCTTTGGAAATTGCAAAGGCATCCGTAGTTGCGCCAACAGCCTCTGTTTATTGCCGCACAGGCGAGCATCTCGAGGCCGTCTCGGGACAAATAGAAAGTCTTGCGTCAGCAATCCAAAAAGCCGTAGAAAATAAATAATACTTACATTAAACAAAGGTCGCCACGGCGGCCTTTTTTATTGCCCGAAATCCACCAATGAGGACCCAGCATGAAACGCAACCGCGTTAACGTGCTGACCGTCGTCAACTCCGCTTCAAACATCACCACTGAAACCATCGACGGCAAGCCACATATCGTGGTTCGCGGCATCACGCCTGTCGTGGACGATATCGTGATGAACCGGAAGTTGTACCCGGCAGCAGAAATCGAAAAGGCCTACAACACGCTTGAGCGTAACCCGATGCCGCTGGGCCACCCGAAGGTGGACGGCAAGCATGTTTCGGCGCGCGATGTCCGGGCGGTGAACGAGTACCACGTCGGGGCCTGGCTACAGAACGTCAGCCACAACGACGGGAAGGTGACGGGCGACATGTACGTTAACCGCCAGTACGCCGAGTCCAGCGATAAGGGCAAGCGCCTGATTAACCGCCTGGATGAGATGCTGACTGGCACCAACTCCGACCCGATCCACATCTCAACCGGCCTGCTGTATTCCGGTATCGCCGCCAACGGCGAGTCGAAGGGCAAGAAGTACAATGAGATCGCCACCAACATGATGTTTGACCATGTGGCGGTGCTGCTTGATGAGCCGGGCGCCGGAACGCCGGAGGAGGGTGTGGGTATCTTCGTTAACTCAGAAGGTGATGAGCAACAGATTGAAGTTGCCTGTCTGGCTGATGGCATCGACTGCACTCGCGACGGCCTGCTCAACAAGACCAAATTCTTCTTCACCAATGCCTCCAACTTCTCTTTCGACGACATCTCCCGCGCCATCAGCGACAAGCTGCGCGAGGGGGACACCGAAGATAAGTGGCTTTGGCCTGAAACGGTGTGGCCGGACAGCTTCATCTACCGCAATGACACCAAATACCTGAAACAGAAGTACCTCATCGATGATGACGGCAAGGCCGTGTTCGTCGGCGAACCTGTAGAAGTCGTGCGCAAACCCACTGAGTACGAGATTAAAACCAACGGAGAGAACGATCCGATGAAAGAACTGATTATCAATGCGCTGCAAGCCGCTGGTAAGCCGACTGAAGGCAAGTCCGACGCCGAGCTGATGGACGCATACAACCAGATGAAGGCCGAAGAAGTCACCGCCAAGAAAAAAGGCGATGAAGAAATCGACCCGGAAACCGGCAAGCCCAAGAAAAAAGAGCAGGCCACCAATAACGAAGAGATGCCAGCGTGGGCGCAGAAACTTGCCGATCGTGTGGACGTCGTTTTCAACAGCCTGAACGCGAACGCCGACAAAGAGAAAGGCGAAAAACGCGCAGCTGTGAAGCTGGCGATGAACATGAGCGATGAAGAAGTCGCTGATCTGGACGGTAAGGCGCTCGACGCGATGTATGCCAAGTGCCAGACATCTTTCGGCCTGAACGGTGCATTCCGCCATCAGGCTACTAACACCCAATCAGTCAGCGAAATGCCGGAGTAAAAAATGGCTAAAGACGGAAAACACGTAATTCACGCCGGTGGCGTATTCCCTAATCCGCTGCTCAACCGTGAAGGTGCCGCGGCGGCCGCCACTAAGCCAGGTACTGTTGGCTTCTTCTCCGCAGCCAAGTTCACGGCCTCGGTTGATGGCAACGAAGAGGCGATCCTATATGTCGCTGACTTTGACTATCTGCGCTGCCAGACGGTTGACGACTCAATCCCTGTAAATGAGTTGGTGGTAGGCATCCATCCGATGCCTGGCATGTTCCTTAACGTGCGCGCGGCGGCAGGCACCTACAAAAAGGGGCAGCCATTATCCATCGCAAACGGCCAGGTTAAAGCCCATGCCACAGGCGAGTCCATCCGCGCATATGTCGAAGAAGACACGGCGTACACCGTCGCTGCAGGCGATCTGCTGCGCGTCGTTATCAAGTAAGGAGCACATGAATGCTTGTATTTTCTCGCTCTATCGGTGAACGCACCGGTAACCTCGAAGTGAACCAGGCACAGTTCCGTGAACTGGAGATGGCGCGCAACATGAGCGCCCAGGCCGTGGCTGACTTCATTGCCCGAGCTCGTTTTGGTGATAATGGTCACCTGGACGCAGTCAACGCCGTCGACGACATCCGCCGCATGTACCGCGCTTATGATCAGACTGTGTTGGCGCAGTTCGAACCGAACACTGAGTTCACCCTGTTTAACGACCTGATGCCGCTGTCTCGCTCTGTACGACTGGAAGAGTCCGTGTATGAATATGCACGTACTGGCGGTCGTGGCTGGGCGCACACCTCCATGTCTGGCCAGATTGGTGCTGCGCTGGATGCTCGTGCATACAGCTTCGACGGCACGATGGTGCCAGTGCACGATTCAGGTTTCAAATTCCACTGGCGTGACCCGATCTTTAACAAAGGTTCTGCACTGGCCTCCCTGTCTGACGCTCAGCGCGGCTCTGTTGATGATGTGCGCCGTAAAATCGTGGATTACATGTTCAATGGTTTCCGCGACTCGGAAGGCAACTTTGTAACTTTCGACGGAAAAACCTGGAAAGGCCTGAAGAACGATGAGCGCGTCGGTCAGGTTGATTTAGGCGCATCTGGTCTGAACATCGACTTCTCCAGCCGCACTACAACCGCAGAACAGAACCGAAATGGTGCGATCGCACTGCGCGATACGCTGAAAATCGTTAACAGCCAGTACGCACCACAGACCTGGTATGTTTCCAGCGAGATCATGTCCAACTGGGAGCGCTATTACAGCGACAATTACCAGTCTGGCACCATCCTGCAGGAAATCCTGAAACTGTCTGGCATTGCTGCCGTGAAAGAAGATGCAGAACTCACCGGAAACCAGATTCTGGTGGTACCGCTGACTGCAGGCGTTATCGCTCCGATCACCGGCCAGGCCGTAGGTACTGTTGCTGACCCTCGTCAGTTCTATAACAGCGACTACATCTGGCGTACCTGGGGCGCAATGGGCCTGATGGTTAAGCAGGACATCAACCTGAAACACGGTGTGCTCTTCGCGAGCAGCTAAGGAGAAACTGAATGGCACTGGTAGAAATCACATCAGGTAACGTGTTCGCTGGTGCCAACCTCCGCAAGCTGGAGGTTGGTGCGGTATTTGAAGTGGACGATGCAACAGCAGCGCGCTGGAAAGCGACCGGTAAAGCGAAAGATACCGACAAGAAGAAGGGTGAAAAGCTCTTCGGCGAGTCCGTGCCGGCAGCATCACAGCCAAGCGATTTGCTCGAGCAGCTCGCGGCAGTGACGAAGGAGCGTGATGAATCCCTGGAGCGGTTGGCTAAGCTCACTGACCAGGCTGCAGCTGACAAAGTAACTTTCGACGAGCAACTCTCGGCAATGACGAAGCGCGCTGAAGAGGCAGAGGCCGCACTGGCGGAAGCAACCAAGAAGGCGAAATAACCATGGCTGACCCAATCACAGCGGCAGACGTGCAGGCGTTACTCGGTGAATTGGGTTACTCAGGAGGGGATAAAACATGGCTGTAGTGCAGATAACAGCGGCGCAGGTTAAACAGCAGTTGTCTGCGCTCGGCTATACCACCGTTCCTGACTTCATGATCGACGCCTACCTGTGCAAGCTGGCGAAGATTGAGCCCTGCCTGATTGCTGCCGGTTACGACAATTGCGACCTGATGCTAATTCAGTCCTATGCGGCCACGCTGATGGTGCTGACGGCTTATAACCAGCGCATCAAGTCGCAGAGCGCTCCGTCCGGGGCTTCTCGCTCGTTCGACTACAGCGACAACGTGCTCAACATGCGTGACGCTCTGCTGGCGCTGGATACGTCAGGGTGTACGTCAGAACTGCCGATCGACGTCGGTCAAAAGGTTGGTCTGTTTCTCGTTGTCGGGGGCTGCGGATGAGCTGGATATCTGTGAGCGACCGGCTGCCTCGTCCATTCGTTCGCGTCTGGGTGATGACCGACACCGGACGGGAAACTACCGGTTACGTTAAATCGGACAGCGAGTGGTTCATTAACTGTCCGCGCATCCGGGCGACTGGCGCTAAGGTACTGCGATGGAAGGAGGGTTGATGTCGGCTACAGCAAACTGGAGTTACACAGCCACAGCGACCATCTGGCGAAAGCTGGAAGGTAACGACGAATACGGCGATCCGCTTGGATATGCCGAGCCTGAGCAAATCCTCTGCGATTACGAGGGCGGACTCAGCAAGAAGTTAGCCAGCCTTGGCGCCGAAATCGTCGTGAAGAATACCGTCTGGACGGAGTTCGCGCTGGCGGCCACGGGTGATTACCTGCTGATTGGCGTTTCGACCGAATCCGACCCGGTTGTGGCCGGTGCCGACGAGGTGCGGCAGGTTATACGCTATGCCGATACGTTCGAGCGCCTTGCGGATGATTACGCCATCCTGACGGGAGTGTAGCCATGGGCATCAAAGTGCGTGGCACTGCACGTGTTGAGCGCAATATTGACCGAATTCTGAATGATATTCAGGGTAGAAAAGTCATTCGCGCACTCCAGTCAGCGATGATTCTTGGGGCTGCTAGAGCGGCACTTTACACGCCGATCGATACCTCAGCACTTTTAAATAGCCAGTTTCGCGAAATCGTAACTGACGGAGCGGTAATTACAGGCAGGGTAGGTTACTCGACCAACTATGCCGTTTATGTTCATGACCCGGCCAACCCGCAGAGGTTCCGTCGCTCAACTGCTAAAAAGGAATTCCTCACTCTTGGGTTTGAAGAGGAGCGATCTGCCATCGATGATGTTGTGCGTAAGGAGCTTTCACTATGACACCCATGATGCACGAGCGGGTGCGTAACATGTTCGTCGACGCTGGGCTAACGACCGGATTCACGGTCCAGCAGTTGATGTACGACGACCCGAAGGACTTGGCTAAAGCAATAATCGTCTTCAGACCAAACGGCGGTTCGAATATCCGTACTGACCTCGGCTCTGAGCATCACGTCCTGGTTGATGTCGTAGGCGCGAAGGACAAGCGCAAAGACGCTCTTAGCGCCGTGCAGCGCATCGTCGATTATGTCCAGGCTAACCCCATGGCTGACGAGTGTGTCGGCTACATCCAGAACATGGGCGCAATTCCAGCGCCAGTGCTCACAGAAGAAGGGCGAATAGTCTTCCGACTCCAGTTCGCCTGCACTTACGGCGAATAGCCATCCCAACCAAATAACCCGCTTCGGCGGGTTTTCTTTTATACGTCAAAGAGGAGTTTCACATGGCTAATTGCCAGAACTCGAACGAGCGCCTGTTCGGCGGTGCGGTCGTGCTGGAAGTCGCCGATGGCTGCCCGGATGTCAAACCACTCGAATCTGAGTGGAAGGCGCTGGCTGCTGGTACGTCGAAGGGCTTCGACTTCAACCCGAACTCAGTTACCTCTGATGCGGATGACGGCGGCGGCTATGTCGAGACCATCATCACCAACAGTGACTTCACCCTGAGCTTTGAAGGTGAAGTGCGCAAGAAGGACAAACTGGACCAGTACGGTGTTGGCAAGTTCATCAAGTATTTCGCTGATGAGCTGAAGGCTAAGCGCCAGCCTGGTATCTGGGTGCGCATGGACTACGGCCCGATCGAATTTATCGGCTACATGAACATTAACGCGCTGAGTTCTGACGGTGGTACCAACGATATCGTCACGTTCTCTACCGAGTTCAAAGTCGGCGATGCAAGCACCATAGAAGTGAACGAAATCACTACGGTGGCAGTGACTGGAGTGACGGTAACCCCGGCTACCAGCACTGGCGCGGCGGGCGGTACCAGCACGTTCACGGTGAATATCGCACCAACCGGCGCTACCAACAAAGACTTCACTGTAGCGACTACCGATGCGACCAAAGCAACAGCTACGGCCACCGGAAACACCGTTACCGTGACTCGCGTCGCCACCGGCAGCGCGCAGATCATCATCAACACCGAAGACGGCAACTTTGTGGCCGTGCATACGGTTACCGTTACCTAACGGACATTCCAAAGGGCGGCGTGCTGCCCTTGATAATGACCGTTTACTGGAAGGCCTATGACCGCTTTAACCGATATTGGCGAACTCTCTATCAGCGACAGCCGCGAAGGCGGGAAAGATTACCTGCTACGGCCTTCATTCGAGGCTATGACGAGGATCGGCACTCCGGAAGAGATTGTGCAGGCGTACGCCACCATACACGGCAATGATGTCGCTCAGCTAATTGAGGTTTGCGCTGGCACGCTGGGAGGATTTCCTGAATGGCTATCTCCATCATTCAACCGCGCTACTGAGAAGCTTTTATCAACGTGCATGTTGGTGCTTCAGGCGTGCTGCGAGGAAGACCTGACGCCTATGATCGGCGAATGGAAGGGATGGCGGCATTGCGTCGTATACCGACCGGGACAGATGCCGAAGAACGACATCATCGTGCTGGCGCAGCACCTTATGCAGCATGGTGTCGTCGGCAAAGCTAAGGTCCGCCAGCTGCAGCGCCACGAAACAGGTGCGAGAACAAACGAATTTAAAGCCTTCGACTACATCAGCGCGGCGCGTACTCATTTTGGCATGATCCGCGAAGAAGCCTCTCAATTAACGATGACCGAATTTCAGATGCTTCTGTCGGCAAAATACCCAGAGCAGAAAGGCTTCACTCGCGATGAGTACGATGCGATCGCCGATGATTACATGGCGAAGAAAGCGAAGCGATTAGCCCTGGCGGAACGGGCCAAGTAAAAAAGAACACACCAAAACAACCCCTCTACGGCGGGGTTTTTTATTGCCCGGAGATTAGATTATGGCTGGTACTGTCAGCGCTGGAACGATTGTTTATGAAGTTGACATGGACACCGCCGGGATCCTTCAGGGACGCCGGGATATCGATGCCGCGTTAAATGGTCTTAACGGTAGCATGGGTCGTCTTGAGGCGGGGTTAAACCGCACTGAACGATCCCTGTCTTCGATTGAAGGCACTATGTCCAGCTTAACTGGCGTCGCGAAAGCGCTCATTGCCGCTCTTTCTGTCCAGCAGGTCGGCGCATACGCCCAGGCATGGCAGGACCTGAGTAATAAACTGGCAAACGCCGTCAGGGATTCCGTACCGCCTTTTGAGACCCTGGCTGATGTCACAGAGCGTGTTTTTGACATCTCTCAAAAGACTCGTTCAGGTCTCGATGCCACGGCCACTCTCTATGCACGTCTCGAGCGATCAACACGGAGTTATGGTGTCAGTGTTGAGGACATTACCAGGTTGACAACCATTATTAACCAGGGCTTCGTGGTCTCAGGGTCAACAGCCGAGGAGGCAAGCAACGCAATCATTCAGCTTGCTCAGGGGCTGGCGTCCGGAGCTTTAAGAGGTGATGAATTTAACTCTGTGAACGAGCAGGGTAACCGGCTCATGATTGCTCTTGCTGACTCTATGAATGTCAGCATTGGGGAGCTCAGAAACATGGCTGCAGAGGGCAAGTTAACCACTGATGTGATCGTGAATGGGTTGCTTTCTCAGGGCGATAAAATTGGACAGGAGTTCGCTAAAACTACTGCCACGATCAGCCAGTCTCTTGAAACTGCCAACAACAACATCACGAAGTTCTTTGGCGAGAATGCCACTGTAAAAACTGGCGTCAAAATATTCAGTGATTCAGTCATTTCTCTCAGTGAAAACCTGGACGTTCTCAGCACTACGCTCACGATTGTTGCCGGCGTAATGGGTGCGCGGTATGTCGGTGCGCTGACCATGGCTACCTCAGCGAAAATCGCTGATATCGCAGCATCCCGTCAGCAGGCTGTTGCAGAGAGTCAGGCGGCACAGGCTGCTCTGGTAGCCGCTAATTCTGCTCAGCGTAAGGCTCTGGCTGATAAAGAGGCAGCCCTTTCGTCTCTCGCGCTGGCCCAGGCTGAATATAACGTGGCCAAAGGTAGCGCTGCTGAAATGTTAGCGCTTGACGCCCTAATAGCTGCAAAAACTCGGGCGACCACCGTATCTCTCGCTCTTGCTGAGGCTGAAACAGTCCAGGCTGCCGCATCAGCAAGGGCGGCGGCAGCGGCACGTGCAGCATCTGTTGGTATTGGACTTGCTCGTAATGCTCTTGCCCTCATAGGTGGTCCTGCTGGTGCAGCTATGCTCGCTGCCGGGGCTATATTCTATTTCTGGCAGAAAGCCCAGCAGGCAAAAGAGGAGGCTATCGCCTTCGCTGATGGTCTGGATAAGCTAAATGCTGCCATGAATGCAATGTCAAACACGCAGCTGCGTGGGGCAATTGCAGATGCAAATAATTCTATTCGAGCTCAGAAAGAAGCTATTGCCGATCTGCAAAGTGAAGTTGACTCGCTGAGAGACAGATACCAGAACTTTACCCCGGCCGCCCAGAAGGTTGCTGAATCTATGGGGCAGGGCGCAGAATTTGCCCGGCAACAAGCTGAAGTGTCTGATGATTTGGCGCGTAAGACGCGAGACCTTGAGGCTGCAAAGGATAAATTATCCAGAACAGAAGAAACCGCTTCAGAGGCGACTCGCACGCTCACGAATAACATGCTCACGGCGATGGGAGTTCATGATCAACTCATCGAAAAATCCTGGTCTCTTGAGCAGGTTCAGGGTGCGGTAGCGAAAGCCTTTGGAGAGACAGCTGATGAAATAAACCGAGCCAATCAGGCAGGGAAAAGCTTCGACCCCAAAGCGCTGCAGATATCTCCCGCGACCAAGGAGGGCGATAAAGTTATCGCTACTCTGGAAGAGCAGAATGAATTACTTAAAATTCAGGACGAGAGAGAGCGGGCGATAGCCAAAGCCAGGATGCAGGCTGCCAAGGTCACTGACAATCAGAATCAAATCTCTGCAGCTGGCAGGCTGGCTGCTGAAAATTATGATTTAGAGAAGTCAGAAGAAGCCAGGAAAAAAGCTCAACAAGAGAGTGAGCAGCAGGGGAAAAAATCAGCGTCTTCTGCTGAATCTGTTGCTCAGAAGCTGGCGAACCTGAAACAGCAGTCAGAACTGGCGGCAGACTCAACGAACAAGCTGAGCCGCGAGCAGGCCATCCTGGCTGCACAGCAGTCTCTCGGGAAAGGCGCCACCAAAGAGCAGATAGCGCTGGCCGGTCAGTATGCGGCAAAAAAATGGGACACTGCCAACGCCATTAAGGCTGAAGCTGCAGCGCAGAAGCTTCTCCCTGAAGCAGCAGAGAACGCCAGTTACAAACAGGATGTTGAGGATCTGAATACGGCGCTGGCTGCGAAGAAAATCAGCCAGGAGCAGTACAACCAGACCTCAGAACGACTGGCGGCAACGCACCAGGCTAACCTAGCGAAAATCCAGGCTCAACAGGCTGTGACGCCACAGCAGGAGGCTGTCGGAGGAGTTGACCCTGTTCAGCAGCTGGCTAACGAGAACGCCAAGAAACTCGCGCTTATTCAGTCATACGAGCAGCAGGGACTGATTACTCACCAGAACGCCATGGCATTGCGTGCTGCAACTGACACGCAGTATGAGCAGGCGCGCATCGCTGCACAGTGGGAGATTTTCCGCAACCAGAGTATGGGTAATGAGTTGCTGGCAGCGAGCTTTGACTCTCTCGCAGGCAATGCATCAAATGCCTTTACCGGGATCCTGACTGGAAGCATGTCGGCGCAAGAGGCTATGCAATCTCTCGCCAGCAACGCCCTGAATAGCCTGATTAACGGCGTCGTTCAGATGGGCGTCGACTGGGTTAAATCTGCTGTGATGGGTGCTGCGGCGCAAACCTCTGCGATTGCCACCACCACTGCGGCTCAAACTGCTGGTTTAGCGACAACCACTGCGGCAAGCACCGCGGCGGCCACTACTACAATGGCGGTCTGGACCCCTGCGGCGGCCGTTGCTTCAATCGGTTCATTCGGTGGTGCTGCGGCTATCGGTATTGCTGCCCTTATCGCGGCTATGGCGATGGCTGGTGGTATTGCTGGCAAGCGTAAGAACGGCGGGCCGGTATCTGCGGGCCGTACGTATCAGGTAGGTGAAGGCGGTATGCCTGAAATCTACCAGGCGTCGAACGGCAGCCAGTACATGATCCCAGGCGATAACGGGAAGGTCATCAGCAATAAGCAGATGAATTCCGGTGCCGGCGGTAGTTCTGTGCCTGTTACTATCAACATTCAGAACTATACCGGCGCAACTGTAGACGCGCAGGCGACCCAGAACGGGAACGGTGTGACGATCGACATGATTGTCGCCGATATCAGCCAGGGCGGCCGCATCGGCCAGGCTATCCAGCAAAATCACCAGGCACCACGCAAAGCAAGGGGATAACATGCCAATTCCGTACCCTGACTGGTTGCCGCTGGCCCAGAAAGGGAAATCACCCACTACCGATACCGGGTTTCGCGTCGACCAGCCGACGGTCGGCGCGCCGGTATTCCAGAAATTAACCGACGATCTGAAGACGTCTGTCTCGCTGACGTGGATATTCACCCAGGACCAGCACCGGGCATTCATGCAGTGGTTGCGCAGCCCGAACTACCTCGACAACTGCAATCAGTGGTTCACGATGCCGCTCGGCACCGGGACCGGTGATACCGGCGTCGAGGTGCAGGAATTACACTTTCTCTCCTGGCCGTCATGGTCACAGTCAGGGTCCATCTTCACGTGGAGCGGCGATGTCATTGCGCGCGAGCTGGTTAACTCCGATGACGAGTTTGACGACATCATCATTGAGTTGCCGCCACCATGGGCCTCATGGCTGGACATCATTGTCACGGGCTATCCTGACGGGCGCGACCCGGAGAGTTTACCGAAGGTGCCATAATGCCGACGCTCAGAGAATTTCAGAGCCGAAGGCCAAACCGAATCCTGTACGAAACCATCACGTTTTACAGCCCGGTCTTTGGCTATATCAGGCTCGTTAATAACCAGATTTTCCCCAAAACGCTCGGCGGTCAGGTCTACACACCATGCAGAATGGAGTTAACCGAAAGCCAGCAGAGCAACACGCCGATCCTCGACAGCACCGTCAAATTTGGCCGGCTGGCGCAGGACTTCAAGCAACAGCTCAAGCAGTGGAAAGCCTACTCGCGCATCACGCCAATCTCGGCGACGTACCAGCAATTTGACGCAGCCGACATGTCCACGGCCATCAAGTCGTGGACGCTCTACGTCAGCGACTGCTCGATGGACGACAAGGACGTGACGTGCAGCCTGACGCGCGTAAACCCGCTTAACCGTAACGTCGGGCGGCTGTACACAGTCGAAGAATATCCGGGGCTCCAGAATGCTTAAAGACGAATTCATCTCGCTGGTTGAGGGCATCCCATGGAGTAACCGCGCTTGCACCTTTGACGCTGCTGACTGCTGGGGACTGGTGGTGCTCTATTACCGCCACGTTCTGGGGACCGAAATTCACCAGACTGTGGATTACGAATCCGGGCGCGAATTCATGACGTGCTATGACTCTGACGTTGTCTTCTGGCAGCCGGGCGCCACGTTCACTGAGAGCGGGATTTTCGTCGCCTGGGTTGGCAGCCAGCCTGTGCATGTCGGCCTGATTGTTGACGGTCGCGCGCTGCACAGCCGCGGGGAAAATGGTCACGTCCGGTTCGACGCCATCCGGACAATTCAGAAGCTATTCACCAGAGTGGAGTTTTACACTTATGCCGGTAATCGAGATTCAGCGCGTTCCGGGGATGCCGAAGGACCGGGCGATTGTTAAAACAGGAACGGTATTTTCAGAATGGCTTGAGCAGGAAAGTTTTCACCGCGATATTCGCATCAACGTTAACGGCAAAGAACTGCAACCAGATGATGAGCTGGAGTTTGCACTTCAGGACGACGACCGGGTAATAATTTTCGACCAGCCGAAGAGCGGCGGTCTTGTCGGCACGTTGCTAAACCCTCTTGAGCACCTGAATCCGATCAAGTTCACCCAAAAGGTGTTGTCTTCGCTGATGCCGAAGCCAAACACGAACGCCGGCGGTGGGAACAATAAGACCTCACCTAATAACAGCCTGAAGGGGCAGACTAACATCGCGCGCAATGGCGAGGCGAAGCCGGACAATTTCGGCCAGGTCCGCTCTTTCCCTGATCTGGCTCAGGAGTCGCTCTTTGAATACATCAGCAACCTGAAATACATCACTGAGCTGATGGTGTTTGGCCTGGGGAAGTACGATGTAACGTCTGTTCGTTTCTCGGAGTCGAATCTTGGTTCTATGGCCGGTGCTAGCTACACCATTTACCAGCCAGGTGATGTCATACCGGTGGTGAATGAGGGATATCAGTTCGACGACGTCGACGGGCAGGAAGTGCCAGGCCTGAATGAAAGTGGCGATTTCCCGATCGAGACGGCGACGGCAAACACTGTCATCAGTGGCGTTTATGCTGGCGGCCAGATAGCGATGAAAATCCTTAAACAGGCTGACTTCGACTACTTCGCCGATTTGACTTTTCCGCACCCGGTAACGTTCACCATTAACGTGACGTATCCGATCACCGGCGGAACCCGCACTGAAGACGTCACGCTTTCCGGTAGACTCATCAGTTTTGCTGAGACGAACGACGGCGCCGTTGTTAACCCGAAATATTACTACACGTTCACTTTCGACAACCTGAATGGCCCATCCATTCCGATCCAGGATGCGACTATCAACACGACGAAGTTCATTTTGAACGATAACGCCGCGCTGATCGTCGGTCCGTTCTTCTCGCCGATACCATCAAGCCAGCTGTGGCTGCATACCCAGTCCGGGCTCGGCGGTAACAGCGAAACGAACTGGGTGGTCAACATCTGGAAGGTCGACAATGACAACAACCTGATACCCGGAACTGAGCAGACGTTTACGTACCGGCAGACTACGCCTCACGACTACATGTCGGAGACGTTTAACCGGACTGACAAACTCACCCCGGCGGGCGGGTTTGGGCGCTATGCGATCACCTTCCATAGGACGGATAACAGCAGCGACGCGAGCAAGTTGCAGGTCGAAGAGATTCATGCGGTAAACGTCAGGACTAACGTCGTTCACGCTGAAGATTCTCTGGTAATGGTGAAGGTCCGGGCTACCGAGAACGCCACAAGCGGGCGCGACAGGAAGTACAACGCTCTGATCACCCGCCACGTCATCAGCTACAACATGACGACGCAGCAGGTAGACTACACGCTCAGGCCATCGCGCAAGTTTGCAGATATTGCGCTGTTTAACTGGCTGGTAGTAGGGAAGCAGCCGGAATCGAGCATTGATATTTACGGTCTGTACCAGATACAGGCTCAAATAGACGCTATCGACCCGCGCCTGGGGTATTTCGATTTCACCTTTGACGATGAGGATGTGTCGCTCGGTTCGCGCATGGAGACTATCTGCGATGCCGCCAGCGTGTCGGTTTACGACGACAACGGCGTGCTGTCATTCACCCGAGACAGCAAAAAGACATCTGCGGCCACAATATTCAACCGATCAAATACAAAGCCAGATGGTTATTCGCTTTCTTACGACATGACGCTCCCGGGCGGTTATGACGGTGTAGAGGTGCAGTTCCGCAACCCGGACACCAATAAGCAGGACTTTGTCCGCTACCGTATATCAGGCAACTCCATCATTGAAGGTTTGCCGGCCAAGGCGAAGAAGTTCGAAATGCTGTACGTCAGGAACAGGTTCCAGGCGGCTGAGCGCGCGCTCAGGGAATGCAGGCGGCTTATCTACTCCCGCATGACCATGCAGGTAACGGCAATGGCTGACGGAGAGTGGGTAAACATTGGCGATATGGTTCAGGTGCCGGATACATACGACACCAACCAGCAGGCCGGTTATATCGTATCGCGGGTCGGAAACGACTTCGAGACGAGTGAACGCATCAACTTCTCCGGAACTATGTTTGTGCAGGTCACGGATTCGTACGGCGCCACCACAGCGCGATACCCGGCGTCTCCGCGTGCTGATACTGCGTTCGGCTTTACCGCTGCTATCCCGAATATCGATCTCAACCTGTTTGATGGTGTCGACGTCCAGTCACCCTCCCGGTACGTCATCGCCACCTCACAGGAGCTCGATGCAGGGCAGTGGACTATCACGGCTAAGCAGCCAGACGGAAAGGGCAGTACCGCATTAACCCTCGCTGAGTATAGCGATCTGATTTACCAATAAGACCCATCCCGATCACCCCAACCCGGCCTCTGCGCCGGGTTTTTTTATGGAACCAATATGGCTACGCAACCTACTAATTTGCCAGTACCAAGCGAATCACCACGCGACCTGAAGTTCAACGCGGGGAAAATTGACGAGTTCGTAACGTCAGAAAATCATGTTTATGTTGACAGGTTCGGCGATCAACATCGTACAATTGCGGGAATAAATTACGATGCGAATCAGGCAATTCTGAATTATGGCTATATCACGAAGGATTCTTTTGAAGATGGCAGCACCCTTAGCCTTGCTAACGAGTGCTTGCGCTGGGAGAGCAACGGGGAATACTACCGATGGGATGGACCGCTCCCCAAAGTAGTTCCCCCTGGATCTACACCTGACAGCACCGGTGGGATTGGCAAGGGGAAATGGGTAAGTGTAGGTGACGCTGCGTTACGGTCAGATTTAAAAAAAGACAATGGTACCATCAACATTAATGGCTCAACTGATGCAATTGGATCGGTAGCAAGAAATTTATCTGACATCATATCGGATAATAAAAATCTGCTCAGTTTTGGTGGCATGGACGACTTTGACGGAACAAACACTTCCAGCGCAACTAATAATAAAGACGCCTTTGCAAAATACTTTACTTACTTAAATTCAATTGGTGGTGGCGTTCTTCGTCTCATTAAAACAAAAAATGGTACTGGTAGATATTTAATAAATGGAGATGATTCAACGCCTGTTACCAGTCCTGTCCGCATCGTTGCAGATGATGGGGTTTCAATTCATATCATCTACTCAGGCGGTGCGGCCAACAGCCCACTTGTAAACACAGGGTTGCAGGCGAATCGGCAAATTAAAATCCAGTACATTAACTTTGGGTTTACATCGTATATTGGAAAAAATGTTCAGTCCACGTTAGGCGAAAACCTTCCAACCTTATGCAACTCTGATGGTGTATTTTCAAAACCAGTGTCTGTCAATGGCACAACGGACATGAAAATATTAAAACTGTCCAACACGAATGTCGCTGTCGCTCCTGTTTCGTATTCATCAGACTCTATTGTTATGGCGGGTGGAGGTGTGGCAACAGTAGCTTCAACGAGTGTTTTGGTTGGCGATGAGGTTATGTCTCTGGTGTCATCCCCATCGGGAGGAATATTCCTTGCTGGGGTTATTACGGCTGGTGGTTACGCGTATTTTGCTCAGGATTCAGGAACTCAGGCCGTTAAGCTCGTTGATGGAACGACGGGATTGCCGCCAGTGCTGCTGGGTGTGCCATATGCACTGATGGATCAGCAGAGAGACCTTTTCAATAACGCACTAATTACAGTAAAAATAACCTCAACGAGATCTTTCTCTGTGCTTGTAAATGGCCTCAGTATGGGAAGCTATACAACAAGGAGCGGGATTATCGGCGCATGCTTTGGTGCTGAGAATATTAATAATAACATTACAGTGTCTCAAATGGCTAAGGTGAGCGGGAGATCATTTGCAGGTTCGAAACCTCTGAAAATAATCATCTGCGGTGACAGTATTACTGATAACAGTGTTCAGTATTCACACGCTAAATATCTCCAGATGTTACTCGGAAGCGCCGGGGTGAATATTGCTGAAATTAATAATATTGCTGTGGCAGGTGAAACCGCTGCTCAACAGTACACAAGACTTCAGACAATTGGTTCTGGATATGATCTTTGTCTGATTCAGGTAGGTGTCAATGATATTCAGGGCGGGACGTCGTTCTCTGGCTTTGTATCGACAATACAGGGGATGGTGACCTATGCAAAAGGAATAGGTGCTCAGCCAATAGTGGCTCTCCCGACCTCTTTTTATTCTAAAGCAGAAGCGATAGCTAACGGGCAAAGCGGCGGGCAGAACACACAAAACAACGCATCAATCCATACATACCGGGCAGTTCTCACCAGAGCTGTTGCCGACTCAGGAGGTCTTTTAAACCTTGAGACAATGAAAGGGTACGGAGCCATGACAGCAAAATGGTTAAGCCTCACTCCTTACGCTGTGAGTGACAGCATTGTGGCCGACAACATTCACCCAACACCATACGGCAGCATGATGCTGGCGCTCGGCTGGGCCCGAAGTGTGCTCGGTTGGCTTTGCCGTCCTGACACGACTCATTCAGAAGATTTTGAGGCTGTGCCATCATCCTGGCTTTCCAGCGGATATGGGCTTCTTAACGTTCCGAATGTCAGGGGCAGGGAGTTTTCAGGGATCCTTAGTCTTCATGCGACAAACAATAATGACGGTGCTGTGGCATTTACACTTCCACCTTCTTTCAAGATTAAAAGCGTGGTAATGAAAACTGTCACAGCTATAAACGCCTCAAATCTTCCTGCTGGTGTTTGTAATATGTATGTCGGAACGGATGGGAAATGTTATTTCTTCAACCTTCCAGGGACTGCAACTAAGGTTTCGCTGGATGGGATTAAACTGTAGAAAATGTTGCTAAAAATAAGCCCACCAAGGTGGGCTATTTAAAATCAATCAGCCCAACCTGATTTCGTATTAAGAGCAGATTCGGCCATGGTGTATTTCTGTACCTTGTCATCTTTGAAGAGGATGGTCAGTTCTTTCTTGGTGCCGTTTGTTCCGTTATGGAAGAGCCCATAGAACGGTATGAATGTTGTGCCGTTCACTTTCACTTTGGCGAAGGAATACTTCCAGATCTCATTTCCGCCATCGGTATAGGAAACCGCATCCGGAGAACCAAATAAGCCCTTCACTTCAGCCTTGGTCGTCTTTCCTTCCTGAATTTTGCTCTGAACGCTTGTCTCAGTTTCGTTTTTCAGTTGCTGGTTACCAGAAGATGCGCAGCCTGCTGCAGTAGCTGCAAGCATTACCGCCAACATAAATTTCTTCATTTCATATTTCCTTATTTTTATTAACCTCAAATTACCCCAAAGGTAATATTTTTCATAAGCTCTAGCTTTCAGCACCTACAGCCTATTTAATCACGCTAGCGGGTGCTATTTAACAATTATTTCTTCTTTTTGCCACTCAGGTAATCGTTAGCTTCCATCATCAAAACCCTAGCAAGATTCAAAGCCGCTTTGAATTCAGGCGAGTTTTCATCCTTGTAGTTTTCGCCGATAGATGGCTGACCTGGTAAAAGCGTTATCCCCTTACCCTCGTTATCTAGCGCATCCTGAAGTATCTGAACTATCTCAGAGTTCATCGATCTGCCGTTGCTCTTGGCGCGTTCAGCTATTGCATCGCGCATCCCTTCTGGTAGGCGGAGGTTAAATTTATCCTGTAACTGGCTTGGATACTTCGTCATGGCACATCTCGTGATACAAATTTTTATCATAATAGGATTAACTTGACACTATGAGCAATGGTGTTAAATTAATATCAATGGTGTCAAATTAATCCCAAAGGAGGGACAATGCAAAGCAATACTAAGAACGAAGCGAAACTCACTTTGCGCTATCCGCAGGAAGTGAAAGAGGCATTCAAAAGAATCGCGAAGGAAGAAGGGCTTTCCGAAAATTCAGCACTTGTACAGGCTTTGGTTTGGGCTTTGAAGTTTCGGGAAGGAATGAATGCGCGTTAAGAACAACGAAGCCCAGAAGTGCGCTAACACTCTGGGCCTCTTATCGAACAAATCCGCCAAGGAATCTATCGACATGAACAGTGTACATAACAACGAATTAACTTTCCAGCAGACTGATTTCCATCCAGTTTCTCACAAAGGTGAAATTTGGCTCACTTCATCAGAGCTAGCGTCGGCGCTCGGTTATAAGAAGTCAGACGCAGTTACGCAAATATTTAGCCGTTATCATGATGAATTCACTGAGAATATGTCAACGACCCTCAAAATGAGTGTCGTTAGAAAGACTGGTGTCGTTGATATTCCGGTCCGAGTTTTCTCACTGCGAGGCGCTCACCTGATTGCTATGTTTGCCACCACGCAGAAGGCAAAAGAGTTTCGCCGATGGGTGCTTGATATCCTAGATCGCGAAGTCGCCCACTCTCCAATAGCGAAGCAGTTCACCGACGATGAATTATGTTCCCTTGCATATCTTTGGCGCTCAGCGGCAGTGATGTATGAGGCATGCCGTGAAGTACATCCGCTACTGATAGTTGCAGAGCATCGCTTGACTCCGCGTTTCTGCTCAATTGGCACTAATTACAGCCGTGGGATAAATAAAGCTCGCGAAATCATTAAGCGGGAAACGAACCACATCAAAGAACAACCATGGGGAGATAGCGACTGGAAAAACGTATTTTCATACGGGAAGGAGATATTGCAGTGATGCAAAAAGAAAACCAGCAGGGATCAGCTGCTGGCTTATGTCACACCCTTACTACCACATAAGGAATGCCTAATGACTTCTAAGAATGTAGCAAATCGCAGTTCTGTTGTCACCATGATGTCCCATCATGAAATTGCTAAGCTGACAGGAAAACAAGCAGCTCATGTGGTTCGCGATATTGAGGCAATGCTTAACGCGCTTAACCTTCATTATCCAGAAATGGATGATTATGATTCAAAAGAGTTTTCTGTTAGGAGAAAGGTGTATAACGGGCGCGTAGTTATTGACGAGATAAAGATTGACCACGATCTCACCATGACCCTGATGACTGGCTACAGTGTACCGCTTCGTCATAAAGTGGCAAAACGTTGGCGTCAGTTGGAATCTGGCGAGGCAAAGCCCATTAAATCAACATCTCACCTTCCAGAATATCGCAGAGCCAGAGCCATTAAGATGGAAGTTGAGGCAATGAGCATTGCATTGTCGTTTATGCCGAGACTTAGCGACATCGCGAAACAAACAGCTATGGCCCGTGCTGTTAACGATGCTGCAGGAATGGATCTACTTCCTTTGCCTAAGGTGGAAGAACATCTCCACACGGCCGGAGATATCGCTGAAATGCTGGGAGTGTCTCCGCAAAAGATCGGTCGCCTTGCCAACAAGTACGATCTCAAAACTGAGCAGTATGGGATGTTTGTGTGGGATAAAGCAAAACACTCTGAAAAGCAGGTTGAGGCGTTCCGATACAACCAAGCAGGAGTTGAGGCACTTAGACACCTTATTAACGACTCAAAGGCAGCTTGATAAATCCAACCCGCTTCGGCGGGTTTTCTCAACTAAATTCCCAGCACCAACCGTCACTTATAAATCAGTTCAATCGCTTCGCTTGATCGACACCACTAATTAGTAATACTGTATATATATGGGTCTTCCCCGATCATGGTGGGAAGGCTCAGAACGCCATATTCAGCTTTCCGTAGTGGAACATCACCCCCAGTTTA